GTAATGATGGCTTCGCACCATCCCGTAACTTTAATGCACTAACAGACAGAGGTATTAGTTTAGACACAGCTAAGAAGTATGGCGTTAAGAGTAAGATGCACAACGGTAAGATTGTAGATCACGATTACCCTTACTATATTAAGGGCGAAGAGGCTGCATCTAAAATCCGTAAGGCTAACAAGGAGTTCATGTGGACTTCATCACCCAAGGAGGTTGGTCTCTTCGGAGAGCAGCTATTTAAAACAGGCGGTAAATTTATTACACTCGTTGAGGGCGAGTGTGATGCCATGGCCGCTTATGAATTACTAGGTAGTAAGTGGCCTGTTGTATCCATAAAGTCTGGTGCAGCAGGTGGTGCTAGAGATGTTAAGAATAGCTTAGAGTTCTTAGAATCTTTTGACACTGTAGTTATTTGTTTCGACTCAGACACAGCAGGTAAGGATGGTGCTAGAGAAGTTGCTAAGCTACTCACACCTAACAAAGCTAAGATCATGACACTGCCCGAAGGCTTCAAAGATCCTAACGATATGCTGAAGGATCGTAAGCACTCGACGTTTGTTAATTGTTTCTGGGACGCTAAGGTCTATACACCATCAGGTATTATGAACCTGTCCAATCAGCTCGATGAGTATAAGCGTTTACGCTCAGAAACATTACCATCTATTCCTTACCCTTGGCGTGGTCTTAACCAGAAGCTAGAAGGTATGAGAGCGGGTGAGCTTATTACTTTGACAGGCGGCACTGGACTCGGTAAGTCTTCTGTGACACGAGAGCTAGAGCATTGGCTTATCAATCACACTGACGACAACGTAGGTATCGTAGCTCTTGAAGAGAACTGGATGCGTACTGCTGAGGGTATCATGGCTGTTGAAGCTAACGCTAAGCTACACTTAGATAGTGTTAAGAATGACATAGGTGATGAGCAGCTCGAACGTTACTACCGTAAGGTATTCATGGGAGAGAATGAGGGACGTGTTTGGATTCATGCTCACCTCGGTGTCAATCACTTAGATGACATCTTCAGTAAGCTACGCTACTTGATCGTAGGTTTAGATTGTAAGTGGGTAGTTGTTGATCACCTTCACATGTTAGTACTTCAAGCCCTAGAGGGTGACGAACGTAAAGCTATTGACAGTATTATGCACCGACTCAGATCTCTCGTAGAAGAGACAGGTGTATGTATGATTCTTGTATCTCACCTTCGTAGAGTAGAGGGTAACAGAGGACACGAGAATGGTATCGAGACAGGCTTGTCACACCTTAGAGGTTCACAGTCTATTGCACAGCTAAGTGATTGTGTAATTGGACTGGAACGTAACCAGCAATCAGACGATGAGGTAGAGGCATCTACCACCAAAGTTCGAATCCTAAAGTCGAGATACACTGGTAACGTTGGTCTTGCTACGAGCTTGCAATACGATCAGCAAACTGGTAGACTTAACGAAGTCGATGACTATGACCCCGATGAATTCACAGGTGAGGAAGAGCTATGAGATTAGTATTTGATATAGAAGCTGACGGACTCGACCCCACTATGATACATTGTATCGTAGCTATTGACCCTGACACCAACGAAGTTTATAAGTATGACCCGTCACAACTTCAAGAGGGCTTAAATCTATTAGCCTCTGCTGATAAGTTGATTGGTCATAACATTATAGGCTACGACATCCCCGCTATTGAGAAGGTAACAGGTCGTGATTTGAGTCACATGCAGCTTGTAGACACCTTAGTTTTATCAAGATTGTTTAAGCCTACTCGTGAGGGTGGTCATGGTTTAGAGTCTTGGGGCTATCGCCTGAAGTTTAACAAGGGTGACTACGGTCAGAGTGAGGGGGCATGGGACAAGTACACACCAGAGATGTTAGAGTATTGTGTCAATGACGTTGAGCTTAACGTTAAAGTTTACAACGCTCTCAAGTTTGAGTCAAAGGGATTCACTGCCCAGTCAGTACGACTAGAGCATGAGGTCGCTAAGATTATAGACTTACAAAAGCGTAATGGTTTTCTACTCGACGTTGAGAAGGCTACGAAGTTAGTAGCTATGTTCGAAGAGAAGCTGGCTAACTTAGTTGTACAAGTCCAAGAAGTTTTCAAACCTAAGATAACTACTCAGGTACTGACACCCCAGTATACTAAAACAGGTGGCATTTCTAAGATGAGTAAGGATCAACACGGCAAAGGTGTTCGGCTAACCCCAGAAGAATATGGTACACTGGTGGCATCTCAGAAATCAATTACTCGTGAGACCCACATAGAGTTTAACTTGGGTTCTCGTAAGCAGATTGGTGAGTACCTGATTGAGTTTGGTTGGAAGCCTAAGAAGCATACACCTACAGGTCAACCTATTGTTGATGAGACTACACTAAGTAAGTTGACAAAAATACCACAAGCAGGGTTGATTGCTGAATACTTAATGCTTCAGAAGCGCTTAGCTCAGGTTAACAGTTGGCTAAAAGAAATGGCTGACGACTCAAGAGTACACGGCTACGTCAATCCTAACGGTGCTGTGACAGGACGTATGACACACTCACACCCTAACATGGCTCAGGTTCCTAGTTCTAACTCCCCTTATGGTGAGGAGTGTCGGGGCTGCTGGGTTGTACCACCTAAACATAAACTCGTAGGCATCGATGCTTCTGGATTAGAACTAAGAATGCTTGCACACTATATGGACGACGAGGAGTATACAAATGAAATCCTTAACGGAGACATTCACTCAGCCAATCAGCGACTTGCTGGTTTGGAATCAAGAAATCAGGCAAAGACTTTCATCTATGCCCTCTTGTACGGAGCAGGAGATGCAAAGCTTGGGACTGTGGTTGGACGAGGCAGAGACGCTGGCACGAAACTTAGAAGACAATTCTTTGATAATCTGCCATCATTTAAAGCTCTTACGACACGAGTTCAAAGCCAAGCTAAAGGCGGATTCCTCAAAGGCTTAGACGGTCGTAAGCTAACTGTTCGTTCCCCTCATGCCGCACTCAACACTCTATTCCAAGGAGCCGGTGCGATAGTAATGAAGCAAGCGATGGTTACTTTCAATCAAGCTATAGAGTCTCAAGTCTTACGAGCTAAGTTTGTAGGTAACATCCACGATGAGTGGCAGTTAGAGTGTCACGAAGATGATGCACATGCTGTAGGTAAAGCAGGTGTTGAGGCGATTAGACAGGCTACTCACCTCTTAAACTTAAACTGCCCTCTCGATGGTGAGTATCAAGTAGGGGATAACTGGTCGGAGACACACTGATGAAACAGGAAACGTTCGACATAATGTTAAACGAACATTCAGATCTTGGAGATGATGATGGTAAGACATGTAGCAAGTGTGAGAAATATCTGCCGCTTAGTAGTTTTAACTTTGCTTCTGGTGGCAACTACTTACGAGCTGAATGTAGGTCGTGTAACAACGAAATGCAAAAAGTCAGGAAGTTGTTACGTGCTGAACACGGTATGCCGACTGAGAATTATAGGTGTCCGATATGCGAAGGAACCGCTGACATGGTAAAGGGTACAGGTAATACTCGTAACGGATCATGGGTACTAGATCATTGTCACAACACACAGGAGTTTAGAGGTTGGTTGTGTCACAAATGTAACCGAGCACTTGGCGGATTCAACGACAATATACAGACTTTAATTAATGCTATTGAATATCTTAGAGGCGAGAAATAATGAGCAAGCTATCAAACGTAGTACCTGACATCTACAAACATCTTAACTCTTTATCTAACGGCACAGCCTTGCCGCTCACTGATGAAGATATAGATTTTACTACTGAGAGTATCCGTGAGGTGTTAAAGTCTTGGGCAACTCCAAGAGCTAAAGATTCCAAGTTCCATCTACGTATGTCTAATGTAGGTAAAGCTGCACGACAACTGTACTACGAGAGTAAGAAAGAAACAGGAGCACCTTCTAACATTGATGCACCAACGCAGATTAAGTTCTTGTACGGTCATCTACTAGAAGAGATTGTTCTTATGTTAGTACGTATGGCAGGACATAAGGTTACAGATGAGCAGAAAGAGATTGACGTAGAAGGTATCAAAGGTCACATGGATTGTAAGATTAACGGTGAGGTAGTTGATGTTAAGACTGCATCACGGTTTGCCTTCCAGAAGTTCCAGAGTGGGCGACTACCTAACGATGATCCCTTCGGCTACCTTGCACAGCTTTCAGGATACGAAGAAGCTGAGGGTACATATGAGGGTGGCTTCTTGGTTATGAACAAGGAGAGCGGTGAGTTATGTATGTACACTCCTGAACAAGAAGACAAGGTTGACATCGTTACTAAAATTAATTACCTCATCCCTGCATTAGAGCTTGACAATGAGCCAGAAAGATGTTATAGTCCTGTTCCAGATGGGGTAAAAGGAAACATGAAGCTTCCTAAAGATTGTAACTGGTGCGAGTTTAAGTTTAAGTGTCATGCCGATGCGAACGATGGTGAAGGTCTACGTACTTTCAAATACTCAAACGGCCTATCATATTTAACTAAGGTAGTCAACACACCAAAGGTGGATGAATTATTATGAACGGAAGAAAAGCAAAACAAATCAGGGCGCATGTTGATACATTGTCAGTCGCTTGGATTCAAGGGTTACTAAGTGAAGAGGAGGCAGCGAAAGTGAATAAAGATAACTATAAAGCTTCGCTCCCTAAGAAGCCTTATGTATATTTAAAACAAGCAGTCCGTTTAAATGCTTTCCATCCTCGATGGGTAGCTAAGAAGATTAAGAAGATTTTAAAGCGTGACCCATCAACAGACATTCAGTCAATAACAGTAGGTGATATAGATGAAACTAAATAAGAAAGATCTTAGCGCCGAGGACATGTTAATTGGTGTAGGTATGTGGCTACTTGAACGCCCTGATCGAACCACCTCTGACGTAGACGATGGTTACTTAGCTGACCTACTATTAAAGTTAGAGCATGTGTTAGCTGCTAAGAGGGGGTCTATCCATTAATAAATTTACTAAGATGAAACGTGGCTACCGAAAACCTAGAGTAGCCCGACCCAAGGAGAAGGATGTACCGAAAGGTTATGACTCTAACTGGGAATGTGAGTTACACCAAGGGATCTTAGATGACTGGTCGTTCCATACAGACACGGTGTCTTATACAATAGATCATAAATATGAACCAGACTTTTTGAGGGAGATAGATGGAAAGAAAATATTACTGGAGGCCAAAGGTAGATTTTGGGACTTCGCAGAGTACACTAAATATATCTGGGTTGCCAAAGTATTGCCCTCAGACACAGAGTTGGTGTTTTTATTCGCTAACCCCAACGCCCCAATGCCAGCAGCAAAGCGAAGAAAAGATGGAACCAAAAGATCCCACGGAGAGTGGGCTACAGCAAACAACTTCCGATGGTTCAGTGAAGACACCATCCCAGACAACTGGATTAACCCGACTAAGAGAGAGACCTTTGATGACAAATAAATATTATAAGTTCGACTTTGACAGCTCAGAAGATGTACTTAAGCCTATAAATGCAAATGACTTTGATAGTATAGATGAGTTTATAGATGCTTTAAACTCCGCTGCGCATGGTGAGACTCAACGCTTTGATGATATGGAAAAGGAAAGGTTGAAGGAGCTTAGAGAGCCTGACTATTATAAACAGGAGGAATCCGTTGATAAGCATATAACAGGCGAGGCAGGGCAAGGGTCGGTCGATGCGTTCTTGGAAGAGTTCAGACTAGACGACCCAGTAAATAATCCTGAGCACTATACTATTGGCAGCATTGAGACTATTGATTACATTACAGATGTGTTAGGTGAGTATCACGCAGCTATCTTTTGCCACGGTAATGTGTTAAAGTATACAGGTACTAGGTTGTTCGGTAAGGGCAAGCCTATTCAAGAC